TCCTCAGTTCATTATATATAGGCCTACATTTAGATTTTTATAAGGTTTATTTATTTTTGCCCGCAACCATAACATCCTTAAGGCCGCCAATTGGCCCGTTTGGTCCAATGGCAGGGCTGCCGCGGTATTCTGCATAATCATAAGCGAGAGTCAAGGCAATCTCTACTAAGTTTTCATTACTATAGTCTAGAGTGCCAAAATCCATCGACTTCACCCATGCATTTTTAAGCGTCCACGATTCGATAACTTTTGGGGCGCGCTCTTCGCCCGGGTTACCACCATCCAATTGTTGGATGACGACACTATCCCCTAGTGCAGAATTCGCATTGCGCTTAGCAAATGAAAAACGTGCTTCTTCATCGCCTTCGGGCAGGCGATATCCGGCGGCGCCCAGCATCTTTGTTAAAATACTAGAAGTATCCGGAGAAACAGGATCTACAAGCGTGCACGTAATGTCGGCCCACGTGAGTCGGCCGGGATATTTAAAAGTGTGAGCGATATATTGAACCGGGGTTTCCGTAATAGTAAAACTAGGCTTTTTAACGTTCCTAATGACATATGTTTGAATTGCCGGGTTTCCATCGGCGCCGCCTGCGGGAATAATCATTGTCCATCTAAACCCTCGTTTCGGTTCGATGATTGATTCATTCCAAAAATGGGTGCTTGTGTCAGACATTTATTTGTTCTCCTTTTAAAATAAGTAGTGTCATTCCGTTTTAATCCTCAAATGCGGCGCCGCTATCCGTAATTACGAAGTCAATTGCAATAAATTCGATTGCGCGAGCGGGTTTGACAAAGATTTTAGCATACATAATATTTCTATCAATCAGATCAGGCGTCGTAGTAGTATCATCCAGAACTACTTTGTAAGCCGTAAGGCCTAGACCCGTTTTTACGCCGCCCAAAAGCGTTTCTACTTGCCCCTTAAAGCGTTGCCATGTCACATCAACATTTTGATCGAACAATAATGTTGCTGCAATCTGAGATATGCGCTTCTTCAAGAAAATTGTAAGTCGACGTACATTAATTCGATCCAACGCAGATGGGGTAAGTTGTAATGTTTTTTGTCCAAAAATTACAATCCCTTCTGCCGGGAAAGTGGCAATCGGGTTGATATTACTTTCATACAGCTTGTCGCGATCTTTAGAAGTGAGACGTTGACGCACACCTACAACTGGAATACCAGCAGCATTGTTAGCTGACAGGCCGCCGCGAGTGAAGCCAGCTGGTGCAAACCACAGTGCCGAAACGGCCTCTGAGTATGCTAACGAACCAATTGCAGCAACGGAAGGGGGTGCCCACAACGTTGCTCCGTTAACGGTGTCTCGGATTTGTACCCATGGGTAATATGCGCCGCCGTAACTTGAATTAATACGTAAGTTGTAATTTAAGTTATCAACGGTGCTTCTAACGCTTCCTATGCGGTCAGCAATGTCGTTAGTATTCTCGGTATCTGGCTCGTATCCACCCTTAAGATCGATGATGGCCAAAGCATCGCCGCGGTCTTCACACACTCTAACCATTTTGGCGTTAAGTGCGTTGTTGGTTAAGCCGGGCATTGCCAGCAAGTTATATTCTACCCGCTCAGCATCACGAAGAGAGTCAAGCGCTACGTTAACAGTGTTATAAGCATAATCGTTTTCTTCGGTTTTGCCTTCTAGTCCGCTATTGCGGAAAGGGTCGCGCTCCGTAATGTCTAGAGCATCAAAACCGCCAAACAAACAAGTAGTGAACTTATCAAATCCAGCATCTAACACATTAATATATGAAGCGGTGGCTGAATAGGCGGGTACATTATCTTCCCCTGCTGAAAGAGTATGGTTGTTATAAGCTAGCTCTGAATTTCGCGCTGCGCGGTCATAAACGGCATTGGCTGCATATGCACCGGTATAGCTGGAGGCGCTGACGTTGACATTTCTAATGTTATCGAGCGAAAATACCCATGAATTCTCGGTATATGAGGATGAACCAGCAGTATGAGAATTCAACGAGTCGGCCTTTGCGCGTAAAACATCGTAAACACTATTGTTAAATTGATTAGAATCGTAAGTAGTGTCCACACCAAAGTAAGCATCAGTAGGATCGCTCACAAAGCCTTCTGAACTAGAGAGTCGCAGGCGCAATTCGGGAAATTGCCACCCAGCCAAGAGGCTGCCAGATGCGGTGTAAAAAGTGTTGTCGCTATCGCCCTCCGCCCGTGTGCCTGCATAGTCCTGACCCTTCTTGACAAATGTGCCATCAGTCGTAATATAAGTGGATGCCGAGCCAAACTGGGTTAATCTACCCGCATCGCTGCCAAAACTAATATAACGTGGTGGCCCAAAGACTCCAAAAGGAATCAAGGTGGCATCAACTACGCCGTTGCGGACGTCATCGGCAACCTCTACGCGGATGAAATCTGAGGCGTTGGGATAATCTCCATATTCTTTGTAATTTCTGCTAGCATAATCCCATGTTTCATATTTATCACCAATTTTTTTCGCGATGTAATTGTCCGAAGCCGGATTCAAATTACAATTATTGTATTGTTCTAAATAAACGGGTCGGTCATCTGTATCTTTAATATCGCGTATGGCCACTGTAAAAGAGCCATATGGGCTATCCGGATCGTTTGACTTTCTAAGATTCTGAATTGAAACTTTGATGTTATTTTGTACATCTTCGCGCGTAGAACGGCCAACAAACTTAAATAATTTAGTCATACTGGCCGGATCGTAACCTGAAAAATCATCTGAAAGATCTTGAGAAATAAACCAGCCAGACTCTGCCGCTACATTTTTTGTGCTGCTAACCTTATAATAGCCGCCATTCACAGTCTCGTCGGGAGAGCCAATTGGCAAAATAACGCCGATGGTTCGGGCAGTAACACTCCCCCCGACCTTATCGTTTAGATTGCCTTCAAACGTTTCTCCAAGCCAATATGTAGTGGCATTATCTGTAACGTCGTCATTTGTTAATGTTGGGTTAGTGTTAAATCGTTTTCGAATAAATCGTTCAGAAGTAGTATTAAAGTCAAAGGATACGTTTTCTACCTCTGTGGTGCCATTGCTCGTGATGATGGTTTTAAATGTTTTGTTCGAACCAACTGCTTTAATAAATATTCCAGCACCTGAAGAAGTACTACCGGTAGAGGACAAAGTGGTGCCACTCAAAGCAATGGTGCCATAATCCACATACCAAACTGCTGCAAGCGTGCCGGTGGGAGAGGCTATTGAAGATGAAGCTGCTAAAGTCGTGTCGTTGTCGCGGACGAGTCCATCTGCGCCTGTAAGGGCGCATGCAAGCGGGTCAGAGTCAAAATTAATATCTGCATCAGCGCCCGGTGGTGTTATTGTAACAGTCAAATTATCGCTGGCCACGTCAGACGTAAAGCCATGAATATCACTTCCGGAATTAATCGCTTCATTAAGCCAATAGCCGCCTTGCGAACCTGTAGTAAAAGAGCCTGTGTTTTGAAGTGTAGCACTGCCGGTTATGGTAAAGTCATGACCAACATCCTCTAAGTTTAAACCATTGAAAGTAAGGGTAGTCGGAGTGGTGGCAGTGTAGGCCAGTGTAGTGCTATATCCAAAAGCGTCATGCTCGCAGATAAAAAGACCAAAAGCGCCACCGTTGTCGGTCGCGGTTGTGGTATAGTCTACTTTTTCTGTTTGCCATCCGGCATAGCCTGCTGCCGTTGCGTCTTTGTTGGTTTTACCCAACAGTCGCACCAAAGTGATAGGAGAGCTGTTTCTCAGCCAAGCTTGCGCTGCATATGCTGAATACGTAGGAGAAGTAGTATTGCCGTCGCGCCAGACATCGCCGCCTTGGCCGCCCGGAATGGGCTTACCAAACATATCAATAAACTCCGAAAAGGAATTTAATTTAACAGGTTGCAACGCGGGGCCGGTTCGGAAACGACCAATCAACGCGGGCCCAATATCAATAGGTAATGCCGGAGTTTGTGAGTTATCAATTTCATTAATAAAAACTCCCGGGGATATAAATTTAAATTTTCTCGAAGACATGCATTTTTCTCCTTATAAACATATTTTTA